GATAACAAGGTATGTTTCAAAAATCCAACAGAGTGGGACATAGTGGGACATGTGTCCCACCCCTGTCCCACATTAAAAAGCTATCATATAAACACTTAGGCCAAAATGTCCCACATGTCCCACTGTTTTCTAATATAAAAAAATGTAGTGATGAAAAAAAATAAAAATTTATTAGTGAGTGGGACAGTGGGACATTTGATACTAAAATGCAACGGTACAGTGTTTTAGAGTGGGACATGGCAGTGGGACAGGTGGGACAGGTGTCCCAGTGGGTTGTAACATATTACGCAACATTGTTGCAACAATTACAATAAAATAGTATCTTTGAATAAAAAAAAACTATGGAAAAATTAAGCGGTTGTGTTTATTTCTTTAGACACATTGGATTGACTCCAGTTAAAATAGGTTATTCGGAAAGCGAAAGCCCATTTGACAGATTTTCTCAATTTAAAACATATGCACCATATGGTGGAGAACTTATTGGTTTTATTAGGTCTGGGGGCGCAAAGGAGTTAGAAACAGCGCTGCATTTAAAATATGCAGGCCACAGGGTTAATGGTGAATGGTTTGAGATTTCAGACGAGCAAATAAATTATGAAATAAATTTTCACTCAAAAATTGAAGCCATTAGGCAACAAAACGAATTTCAGCAGTATTGGGCTAAACATATTAAAGGAGTTTATGACGAAATTGAGAAATCAAAAATTATTCAAATACCAAAGAAAGAAAGATTTAAAAATATGTACGTTGCAGATAGAAATATAAATAGAAGCAGCGTTGCGAGAACGTTAGAAATAAGCAGGCAGACGGTTAACAGGTGGATAAAGGAATTTAACAACAAGTAATAAACATGGAACTAAGAGACTATCAAATCAGAATTGTAGAAAATGGGTGCGAAGTGTTAAGTAAATACAAAATTCTTTACTTAGCTATGCAAACCAGAACCGGAAAAACATTAACCGCTTTATCCATTATCGAGCGCGCCGGGTTTAAGTCTTGTTTGTTCGTGACGAAAAAGAAAGCGATTAAAAGCATTGAAACGGACTATGCGGCCGGATCATTTACCTTTTCGATTACGGTTATCAATTACGAATCGGTGCACCTGGTAAATGGATCGTTTGATATATTGGTGTGTGATGAGGCCCATAGTTTAAGCGCGTACCCAAAGCCAGCACTACGGGTTAAAAATCTATTAGCAAAAGCAAAGTTAAAACCTATCATTTATCTAAGCGCGACACCATCCCCGGAAAGTTGGAGCCAACTTTATCACCAGTTTTATTTGTCTTTATATTCCCCATTTATTCAATACCGGAATTTCTACCAATGGGCGCGCGCGTTCGTTACGGTTCAAAAAAAGTACGTGTACAACCGGGAAATTAATGATTATTCAAATGCAAACAAGGAAGCGATTTGGCAACAGGTAAAGCACCTTTTTATTACTCAGACTCAGGAGGCGTCTGGCTTCAGTGTTGAGGTGCAAGAACGTATTCTAACTGTACCAATGCCAGCCGGATTAAAGGCAATAATAGCCCGGATAATGAAACACAACATTTTCCAAGATGGTAGCCTTTCAATTGTTGCGGATACGGCGGTTAAGGTTATGCAGAAGGTTCACCAGTTAAGCTCAGGCACCATCATTGATGACAATGGTTACCATGTAGTAGATACTTTCAAGGCGGATTACTTGCTTAAATGGTCGGACGGTCGTAAATTGGTTGTATTCTATAAATTCAAATCAGAATTTGAAATGCTTAAACTGGCATTTGAAAATTGGACGGATGATGCTTTTGATTTTCAGCAGTCAACCAACAAAATATTTTTAGGTCAATTTGTGAGCGCACGCGAGGGAATCAGGCTCGACACGGCCGATGCAATTGTATTCTTTAATATAGACTTTTCATTCCTCAGCCTGGAACAAGCCCGGAACCGGATCGCATCTTTTGAACGCAAAGAAACGGCCATTTTGTACTGGTTGTTTTCCGATGCTGGTATTGAAAAGAGAATTTACAAAGCGGTTAAAAACAAATCTGATTACACACTAAAATATTTTCAAAATGAGAGAATCTCAATTCGAACAGAGTTGGAGCAAGAAGGCGACCAAACGCGGCTGGATCTCTATTAAAAACATCCAGGTATCTTTGAACGGATGGCCTGATCGTATGTATATGAAGGATGGGCGGGTGTTCTTTGTAGAGTTTAAGAGTTCAACTGGGCGGCTGTCTGACCTTCAAAGGTACAGGATCAACCAGATAAGAGCGGCCGGTTTTCATTGTTTTGTATTTCACCCCGCGCGATAGTGAATTTTAATAGTTATTAATTGCACAATTGAAAAAGAAACATCACGAATATTTTAATGAAAACACAAATATCAATAAAATAGACTGCTGTAATTTATGCATATCGTTGCCAAAATCATACAACCCGGTTCAATTAAGTATTATTTTTAACTCGTAAAATATTGCACAATTGAAAAACATTACTTAACTTCACATCATGAAAACATACCTGTATTATCGGAAAAAGAACCTGATCGAAAATGAGATAATTAAACGGCGGTCGGTCGTACTGGAATTGAAGGATGGCAGGACGGTTGTAATACAGGCTGATGAGGTAATGAAGCGGAAAATTGTAAAGGCATGAACAAACTTAATAAATACAACAAATGATGAATAACGCAGAAAACCCCCAATTAAATATAGCTGGTGTTATGCCCCGTTTTTTATTAGATATTCGCTGTGGGTGCGCTGCTGTTAGAGATGCCAAACATCCTAAATACAATAAAGATTATCAAGGATTACACCACGATACAAGCGATGTGGTTGAATATCGTCACGGATTTCAAAATTCAGAAAAAGGATGTTTGGAAATGAGAGATGAAGATATAAAGTTCTTAACTGATTACTGTGCTTCTTTAAATGGGGTATAACGATGGGTATATGATTTCGTGCCGGATTACGAGGCACTTCACTTTCAAAACTTACAAATGATGATACGAGAACAAAACTTACAAAACAGCACCGAACCCGGCATGAATTATATACCGTGTTACGCGCTGCCATTGCTTACTCATGGTTCTTTATTTTCAGGCGTTGGAGGCTTTGAAGAAGGTGCAGAACGAGCAGGAATAAAAACACTTTGGAACTGTGAATTTGAGAATTTTCAAAGAAATATTTTAAAACAACATTATAAAGACAATGAACAATATACAGACGTGCGAACCGCAAACATATCCACGAAAGTTGACATTATTAGTGGAGGATTTCCATGCCAAGACATTAGCGTTGCGGGAAAAATGGAAGGTATCAAAGGAGAACGCTCTGGGCTGTGGAGTGAAATGTTTAGAATTATACGGAACATTAGACCTGGATACGTCATCATTGAAAACTCGCCAGCTTTGCTTATTCGAGGATTTGAGCGGGTCTTATGCGACCTTTCCGAAATCGGGTATAGTACAGAATGGCAGTGTATTTCAAACATCGCTTTTGGATACCCACACAAAAGAGAAAGATTATACGCTATTGCCTACGCCAACGAAAAGCGATTACAAAGCGACATTTGCACAAATCGAGGCTTTGAGTCGATATTTAGAAAGTGGACACCAAATCAGAATGATGGATATACTTTGTCAAAAAGGATTCACGAAATCGGACCGAGTGAAGTTATTCGAAATGGTAATGGGTTTCAATCCTGGACACACAGAGTTGGTTCAATCGGAAATGCAGTAAATCCAACAATAGCACATTATTTATTCGAATGTATCAAACGACACGCTGCCGCCTCTTATGGTTGCGCGTAACGTTGAGTGTATGTGTAGTGCAGCCTTGCACATACATTCAATTTACAACTAACTTATTGGCTGCATTACATATACACTGTGTTAGGCACAGTACTTTATTATGAGAGAAATTGAATTAACAAGAGGTCAAAAAGCCATTATAGATGATGATATTTTTGAAACTTACGGACATATTAAGTGGTATGCTGCTGAACATAAAGGCAAGTTTTACGCTCGAAATAGTTCGCTCGGTAAAGATGGTAAACGAGGCATTTACTTACATAATTTTGTAATGGGAAACCCTATAAATAAAACTTTCCAAGTAAAATTTAAAAACGGTAATACTTTGGATTGCAGAAAAGAAAATCTAATGTTTATAAGGCACTCCGATAATACACAGCAATCAAGTAAACTTCAAAATAACCGTAAAAAAACATCAAAATATTTAGGTGTTTCTCATGTAAACTATTTTGCTGCTCGGATAAAATGTGACGGCAGAATAGTAAATATTGGAAAATTCAGAACTGAAAAAGAAGCTGCAATTGCTTATAATGTCTATGCAAAAAAGATGTTTGGCGATAAGGCAAAACTTAACGAACTGGAACGGTCTTAGTATTGTGCCTAACGGCTTGCGGTATGAAATCGAAGCGGATTGCGAGAGATAAACTGTCAGCAACTACTAAAGTTTGAACGGGAAACAAAGTTCCAAAATAGCACTGAGACCGCTTTGTTTTATACCGTGTGTTATGGTTTCGTGCTTTGTTTAAGTAATCATTAATATAAAATAAAAATACAATGAGCAAAATAGCAATGCAAAAGATGGCAGATAGCGTACTAAAATTCTTACCAAAAGATTTTGGTTGCACTATTTTAGTTTTTCCTTACCATAATGAAGGTGTGGCAAATTATATATCAACTGCAAATAGAGAAGATATGATTAAACACTTGCGAGATACTGCTGACAGATTAGAACAAAGAGACGATTTTGAAACACCTGAAAATAACATTTACTAAAATGACAAAGCAAGAACTTTTTAAAAAGTACAATATTGATGAATCTCATTCAGAATGGGACAATTCGATTGATAATTGGATGAGCGTTGAAGTTTATCGAATTATGCACGGTGGTAATTTGCCACCACAAAACGATACTTCCGTAAAATGGATTACTGATTTTCTCGATAAGAAAAACGATATAAAATGGTGGGTAAAAAATGTAATGAGCCGTCCAGATTGGGGAAGTTTGTTTTTAACAGCAAAAAGAATGGTATATTCATTATGCGACCAAATTATAGCAGAGGCTTCTTAGCATGAACCATAACGATTGCGTGTATGAAACGTAGCCACGCACGACACTTGACATAAACCACAGACCTTAATTGGCTATGTTTTATACACGGTGTTAGCTGCTGGTGCGGATTTTACGAACAAACCTACATACGAAGCACGAACGCTTTTTGTTTTATTTGTGGGTTGGCAAAAATAAATTTGAAAAATTTAAAAAAGAATATATGAAGTATATGGGAAGCAAGGCAAGAATAGCAAAAGAAATATTGCCTATAATTTTGAAAGACCGAAAACATGAACAATGGTATGTAGAACCTTTTGTTGGTGGTGCAAATATGATTGATAAAGTTGAAGGCAACAGACTTGGAAACGACATAAACCACTATTTGATTGCTTTGTATTTGGAGTTACAAAAAGGATGGCAACCACCAAAAGATATTACATACGAACTTTATAAAGATGTTAAAGACAACAAAGGTAAATACCCCGATTATATGGTTGCTTACATTGGTTTTGGGTTTACTTTTGGTGCAACCTTTTTTGGAGGATTTGTTGGAAGCGTGAAAGATATTTGCTGTGTTGGACGTGATAGAATAGGTGAAAGCTACCGAAATATTATAAAGACACAAAAGGCAATAAATGGAATACGATTTACAAGTGGTGAATATTGGAAAATGCAAATACCACCCGAAAGCATTATTTATTGCGACCCACCTTATGAAAATACAAGTGGATATAAAACAGGAACATTTGACCATAGTTTATTTTGGGATTGGTGTAGAAATATGAGTAAACTTGGACACACTATTTTTATAAGCGAATACAACGCCCCAACAGACTTTGAATGTGTTTGGAGTAAACAAATAGCAAGTGTATTAGATAAAAAAGGAACGAACAAAAACCCAATTGAAAAACTTTTTACCTTAATGGCTTGAAAAGCCAAATAGGGGAGGAAAAATAAAACAAAAAGAATGAACGCACTGCACTTGATACGAAGCACGAATGTAGCACTTGCAGCTAACTACTCAATATCCACACTTTCAACCTTGAAACCCATGAGCCAACTATCTGAATACGAACAAAGAGCCGTTCACGCATTCGAGAAAAGCATACACGAAGGTAAATGGTCAACAGGCGGATTAGTTTCAATATTGAAACTCCTAACCGATGACTATCTGAACCTAAAGCGGGTCAGTAGTTATTCAAAACTAACCGGGGTAACAACTCAGTGGGTACGCAAAACTTCGCACCCGATAAAAATTGATAATGTGCAATTTATAATTGATAACGAATGAAAACACTATTAATGATTTTAGTTGTAATCTGCCTATGTGGTTGTAACGATCAGAAAAAAGAAAAATCACATTGTAATAAATGGGTTGTGCGCATTCATAACGACATGGGGCCTGCGAGTGTAGTATATTGTGATAGTATTAAAATGCAAGGCCCGAAGAGCGCTGTTTTGTATATAAACGGATATTCCAATACGGTTTTTGCGGAATATTTTAAACCATCATTTATCCCATGCGAATGAAAACCATCCCAATCGAACAACTATCTGCATACTTCCCTTACCAGGTTAAGGCGAAGTTTCAGGAAACAAACAAACCGACGTGCCGAAAGTATGTAATTGGCACCGTTGGCGCGATTTACTCAGATAGCACAATAGTCTGTCACGACACGGTTAATGCCTGCCCTGATCGGTTTAAGTTGATGTTAAGGCCTCTGAAAACCAGGTTGAATATTAATAAAGATTTTGATTATACTGAAATTAAAGTATTACTTGAAAACCATTTTGACATCTTCGGCCTCATTGATGCCGGATTAGCTGAGGAGATAAAACCGTAACTTAATTTTAACAATATGAACTCAGACAGGATTAAAGAGATACAAAAAACAACAGCCTACCCAGAAAGCATAAGTGTTGCACAAGCATTATTGCAAGTATGGAATGAATGTGAGCAAAACATAGCAACGGCCTACTTCGACGAGCAGGTGGGCCACTTTACCGACATTCAGAAGGTGTTTAAATTACACCAGGAAGTTGACGAACTAATGGAAGCCGTAAACCAGGAAGACGACGACCATATAATTGACGAATGCAGCGATGTGCTGGCCATTGCCTACCACATTGCAACGCGTAACGGATACAAAGGAACACCAAGCGACCTATTCCATGCTGCATACATGAAAATGAAAGGCAGAATTGAACGGGGCGAACGGGATTATAAAAAACACTTTTAGAAATGGAAACACTTTTTGAAATAGCAAAGAAGATTCTGGACGCTAACGGTAGCTGTTCTTTAACCGGGACGCTAATGTTAAAAATTAGGGGTATAGATCTTGGTAGAGAGCCTAAAGATATTGATATACTTATCTATGATTATGCAGAAAAAATAAATTTCCCATTTGAAGTTGAAGAAATGGCAGGGATCATGGGTTCGGACGGATCGAGCGTGAAGTTTAAATATGGGGATGTGATTATTGATGTGTTAAGCGATGGGGAACGGCCAGAAGAAGTTGATGGGTGGAGACTTGGGACGTTGGATGGGCTGATGAAAGCAAAATACGCTTACAGCAAAAACCAGAACGACCCGCAATCTGAGAAACATTACAATGACCTTGTTAAACTTGGATTTGATTTTGAAAAAGCAAGACAGCAAGAATATCGGGATATAAACGATTTATTTATATACCCATGAAACCGCCATACAAACTCACAAAACACTTTTAGATTATGGGAAGAGTAATTATCACATTTAAAGATGGACACAAAGAAAGCTTCAAATGCCCATCAAAAGCCAGAGCCGATATAATAGCGGCTAAAAGACCATCTGCAAAAACATGGGATTTTTATGAGGATGGGGAAAGGATTCCGCTGCCTAAGAAAAAGGAAGCCCGGCATACCCCGCGGTCATTAGAGGAACTTGAAGAATTAATAAAAATGCAAGGATTAAGATGAAAACACAATCAAGCCTTCCAAAAATTGTAGCCCTTGCAATATTCATTGCCATTGTGGGCGCAGTATTAACAATAATAATAATTTGGACATGACAACAGAAGAATTTAACGCAAAACAGGCCGCAATGAGTAACGATGAACTTATTGAACTGGCAGCAAAAGAGGTAAGTAATTTAGCGCAAACATATGGCAATAGCCACCACATGACCATACCTCCAATGATTACCGACACAGACATGATACTGTCTGAATTAATCAGGCGGTTCAAAGAATTGACATCGGAAGATAGGATATATGAACGCCTTGGTAATGGGGATGTTATTTTAATACACGATTACAGGGCTAATCCATGAAAGACGAAATTCTCGACATTATCAGGTACATCAAGTCCGAAAAGAAAAAGCGCGGTATTGTGCCGAATCATGCGCCTTCGATTCAAATCCTTGCTGTATTAAGGCAAAGGCTTGACATTTCATTAGATGAGATGGTCAGTGATGGAATGCTTGAAAAATGCAATACGGCAAATGATATTGCGTATTTTGAAAAGATTGGTTAACTTTGATTTATGATTAAACTGTCATCCATACCGAAAGGGTTAACCGCCAACGAGGCTATCGACATCGTAATTGATCGCGGGTCTTATGGCGTGGTTAATGATGTGTCTGGTAATGGCGTAGAGTACGCACTGGATGACATTTTAGAGGTATGGGATAAACTTAATGGGTTGATATGATGGCAGCACCTAAAGGAAATAAGTTTTGGGAATTAAGGTCAAAGCATGGCCGTGATAAATTATTTTCTACTCCTGAGTTGCTTTGGGAGGCCGCGTGTGAGTATTTCGATTGGTGCCATGATAACCCGCTTTATGAAACAAAGGCGTTTGCATTTCAGGGCGAAATAACCACAACAGAGCTTCCAATTATGCGAGCCATGACAATATCACAACTATGTTTATACCTTGGTTGTAACGAGGCATATTTTAGGCAATTTCGGGGGGCATTAAAAGAAGATGAATCTGATCTGGCAAAAGATTTTTCTACCGTCTTAACAAATATTGAACAAACTATATTTAATCAGAAGTTTCAAGGTGCTGCCGGAAAGTTGTTAGATGGAAATATTATAGCGCGCGACCTTGGACTAATGGATAAATCACAGGTTGAACATAAGGGTATTAAGCAAGTTACAATCGAACTACCACCAGAAGACAATGAATGAGCAACATAATAACAATACGCCCTCAGTATGGTTTCCAAATGAAGTTTGTCGCCTCTTCGGCTGATATTGTTATTGGTGGAGGTGGTGCAGGGTGCGGGAAAACACACGCATCACTGATTAAGCCGCTCAGACATATTCTGAATGTCAAAGGTTACAACCCTGTATTTTTCCGAAAAACCTACTCACAGATCAAAAATACCGGCGGGCTTTGGGATGCTTCGACCGGCATTTATCCCCACCTTGATGCAAAGCCAATCGAAGGGGCTGCAAAATGGAGCTTCCAAAATGGAAATAAAATCAGTTTTTCACACCTTCAGCACGAAAAAAATAAATATGACCATCAGGGAGCCGAATACCCTTTGATCATATTTGATGAATTAACTCATTTCTCAGAATCTCAATTTTTTTACCTATTAAGCCGGAACCGATCAACGTGCGGGGTACGTCCTCAGACTATTGCAACATGCAACCCTGACCCGGATAGTTTTGTGGCCCGACTTGTTGATTGGTGGATAGATCAGGAAACAGGATTCCCGATACCGGATCGCGCCGGTGTACGCAGGTATTTTATGAAGGATGATGACGCCATGATATGGGGGGCAACGAAAGACGATGTAAAAACGCAAGCCGAATACCTTTTTAAAAATATCGATCCAAATGATCATGATCACTATGTGAAGTCAATTACATTCGTACCCGGGTTGATCCATGATAACCATAAATTGTTAGAGGTAAACCCTCAATACCTGGCCAACCTTATGGCACAGGATGAGGAAACAAAAGCTCGGTTATTATTTGGCAATTGGAAAATCAGATCAGATAACAGTTCTTTGTTTAATTGGGAGGCCATTAACGACGCTTTTACAAATTACGTTACAGAAGATAAAAGCGGATATATTACATGCGATGCTGCCAGGTATGGCCGTGATTTTTGCGTTATAATGGTGTGGAATGGATGGGAATTAATACACACATCTGTACTGAAAAAATCAGATGTTCATGATATTATCTCAGAGGTTGAATGGTGCCGGCAAAAATTCAACATATCAAAATCAAATACCCTAATTGATGCGGACGGGGTAGGTTCCGACACGGTTAAACAAGGCGGTTATAAAGGTTTCCACGGTGGGGATAAAGCGTTAAAGGATGAGAAATACACCAACCTTAAAACACAATGCTATTACAAGCTGGCTGAAGATCATATAAACGTGGGCAATATTCGGATAAACATCAACAATAGTAACGTGAAAATTGATGGGTTGTTCGGTAATAAGATAAAAGTAGGAGCGAAATTAATGAACGTTTACGACCTGATAATTGAAGACCTGAGAGCCATAAAAAGGGTTGGCGATGACATTGACGGAAAGAAGGCGATAAACGATAAAGACCATCAGAAAGTAATATTGGGCCGGTCCCCTGACTTTGGGGATACTATTATGATGCGGAAGTCTTTCGATATTACCCCGCGCTTGACTGCCCCGATTTTATATCAATAATTTGATTTAATAAAAAATGGTTATAACTTTGATAAAAATATTAACGCCATGACTTTCAATAATAGCGATGAGGTTATTGCCCTGATAAAGGAAAACAAAACAGCTCCAAAATGGGTAATTGGTGCAAGGGCTTACAGTAAGAACCTAAAAGCATTGGTTT